ATATCGGCATAAGCAATGGTTGACTATGAAAGACGAGAAAGTGAGGATAGCCCATGCTCTTGTGGACGGTCAGACAGTAGGCATAGACGAATATTTCAAGGTCGGTGGTTATGAAATGCTATATCCAATGGACACATCAAGGGGCGCAACCCCTGATATGACACAAAACTGTCGATGTGTTTGTGAATATTTACGGTAAATGAGAGCCTTATGGCTCTTTTTTTATAATATGCAACCATGCGTGAAATGGTAATCCACAGGTGATGAGAACACCGCAACAAATCGTAGTGGAAGAAAGGACAATTTAATTATGACACGACAGGAGATCAAGGATTTAATGCCTGACGCAACTGATGAGCAGATCACAGGACTTTTGAACCAGTTCCATAAGGAACTTGATGCAGAAGCGGAAAAGGCGAAACAGTTCAAGGCAGATGCAGACAAGGTAACGGCACTTCAAAAGGAAGTCGAAGCCGCAAAAGTAAAGCAATCAGAGATTGAAAAGCTAAAGCAGGAAAAAGCTGAAATTCAGAAACAGCTTGATACTATCAACGATCAAAACCTTACCGAGAGTGAAAAGGCTCAAAAGGAAAGGGAACGCATCGAAGCGGAGTATCAGAAACAGCTTGATGCCAACAATGCAAAGATAGCCGAGTTAGAAGCGGAAATGAAAAAAGCCGAAACCATGAAACAACTCGCTGAAAGAGGTATCACAGGCGAAGATGCGGATAACTTCTTTAACGAGGACGGTTCTTTGAACTTTGATACTCTTGGCAAGGTTCTTTCTGAAAGAGAAACCGCCGCAAGGAATGATGAGGTACAGAAGATAGCAAAGAATACCACAAATCCGGGCGGTTCAAGTGCAGGTGGACAAAGCGAAGATGAGAAACCTGCGGATGTGAAAAATGCTGAATCTCTCTCATTCGGGAATATCAGCGAAGATGCTCTCAAAGCGAGAGATTACTATAAGTAAATTTTAAGAAAGCGAGGAAAAAAACAATGGGAAAACCTATCGTACATGAGTATGGACAGGAAAAGACAATCTTAAAGTTTTTCCCTTATCAGGGTGCGGCTTGCCTTGTACCGCAGACAATGGGTGTGGTAGCAGATGGCAAGAAGATTGTCAAGGCAGGAACACCGTTCCCCTCTAACGATGGCGATTGTGTAGGATTTATTCTTGCAGACGTAGACGTTACACAGGGCGATGCGGCAGGAACGTATGTCTATGAGGGCGTACTTGACCCCGACAAGCTGAAAGAGAACGGAATCAAGATTGCAAATGCGGCACAGAAAGCAGTACCGAGGGTGACGATCTACGGCACACCTTACACAATTTCTGCTTCCATTCTGCCAATAGTTTAAGAGAAAGAGAGGTAATAAGACATGGCATTACAGCTTAAAGATGCTTTTACAGCCCGTGCGCTTGGTATCGCATGGAATAATTACAAGCAGAGCCTTGGACTTCCCCCTTATCTTGGACGTTCTTTTTTTGGAACAGATAAGAAAGAGGGTCTTGACCTGAAATTCATCAAGGGTTCAAAGGGGCTTCCCGTGGCTCTGAAAGCGTCCAACTTTGACGCACAAGCACCTCTTAGGGATGGTATCGGATTCTCCGACATTCAGAATGAGATGCCTTTCTATCGTGAGAGTTATATGGTAACTGAGAAGGAAGAGCAGGATTATGCTTCATTCCAAGAGGGCAACCCTGCAATGGCACAGCAGGTACTTCGTGAGATTATGAAATCTCCCCTTGACCTTATCAGGGGTGCAGTTGTAGTTCCTGAGAGGATGCTGTGGCAGTTAATGGCTCCTGCTGATGGTATTCCGAGAATAACCGTAAAGGTTGATGGTAAGGATACTTACTATGTTGACTACACCAATGATAATGGTGCGGCTTATAAGGCAGAGCATTACTTTGAGAACGTTTCTACTGCTGATAAGTGGTCAAGCCCTGCAACGGCTACTCCTATACAGGATTTGCTTGATGTTATCGAACAGCACAAGGACTACACGGGTGAGGTTCTTACTTCATTCGCTATGAACACAAAGACTTGGAGAATGTTCTGTAACGCAGAGGATACAAGAAAGCAGATTCTTGGAATCACGGCTTACAACGAGGGTATGAGAATTACCCAACCGCAGGTTAAGTCATATCTCCTTGATATGTATGGTATTCAGATATTTGAGTACAATCAGATGTACAAGGAAGCTGACGGAACTTCTGCAACATTCATTCCTGACGGAGTTGTATCAGCGGTTGCAGGAAATGTTAATCAGCTTGGTACAGTTTGGTTTGGCACGACTCCTGAAGAGAGATCAGCAGGACAGCTTGACGGTGACTTTGCACTTACCGAAACAGGTATTGCGGTCTATACATATCTGACCAATCATCCCGTTAACAGCCACTGCGTAGTATCTGAGATTGTTCTTCCGTCCTATGAGAATATGGATAGCACATTCGTAATGAAGGTGGCGTAAAGGGGGTAGCTTATGATAGCAACTCACACTCAGAAAATTAACGGCGTACTGCATCGTGCAGGAGAGGTTATCCCCTCTCCTGACGATAAGCCTGTAAAGAGGGTAGTTGACGAAATAGTTGACGATAAGCCCAAGTACACCAAAAAGGATATCACATTCATGAAAGTAGCTAATTTGAGAGAGTTAGCCGCTGAGAATGGTGTTGCAAATCCTGATGAGTTAACAGGCGCAGAGTTAAAGGAAATACTGATAGACAAGTTTGGGCTTTGAGGTAAACTATGACAGCATTAGACGAATTAGCGGTAGCGGTAACAGGTAAAGCATTGAATTACCTAAGAGATACAGGAGAGGACATAGAGAACTATCCTGTAAGCATCGTTGATTTTGTAATCGAATATGCAATAAGGGAGTGCCATATACCCAAACACTACTCAGACAAGGATAAGGCAAGGCTCTTTAGCAATTATGTCTATGTATTGGCTATGATGTGTAATGATATATACATGAAAGTCGGGGCAGAAGGTGAAACGAGCCATAGTGAGGGAAATACTTCACGCCATTATGAAAGTGCGTGGATATCAAAATCCCTCATTTCGTCCTTACCCAACTTCGTAAACACGCCGAGTACGATTGAGGTGTAAAAATGTTTAAGGTAACAAAGAATTTCAAAGACCACCTTGACGGAAATAAGCTTTATAAAGTAGGTGATGATTATGTACCTATTCAAGAGATATGGACAAAGCACCTTATAGACAATGGCTTTATACAGAAGGTGGAAATCAAGAAAGATAAAAAAGGCTTCTTTTCAAAGGTAGACAATGAGGACGTTGCGGAGAAACAAGAGTAACTTATATTACTCACTATACAAAGAAAGCGAAGTAGCATACCTGACAGACGATGAGGGAAATATAGTCTATGAGGAAATAGACGGAGAAGAAGTACCCATTGAAACAGGCAATAATCCGCCAACTTATGAAGAACCTGTACCATTTAAGGGATACATACAATTCAAGGGTGGCACGGAAGAAGCTATGGCTTTTGGCGTTAGTGTAGGGAGTTACACGCATCTTCTCATTATGCGTAAAGGCGAGATACCTATAACTGAAACAAGTTTAATATTCGACCATGAGCCACAAGGGGAGATAACGGAAAACACGGCAGACTATAAAGTATATCGTGTAGCCCCGTCATTAAATTTTGTGACTTACCTGCTAAAATCCGTAGACAAATGAAAATCAGACTAAGGCTATCACAAGAGAGCATACAGGAAGCAAGGGAACAATTATCAAGCATTGATGGATTCTTAAAAGATAAAATCAGACAGCTTGTAGAAGAACTTGCAAATGAGGGTGTTCAAATAGCCGAAAGTAATACGGGTGAATATCGGGATGCCATCAAGTTTGAAGTGAATGTAGAGGATACCGCAACTGGAAGTATCGCAACCATAACCATGAGCGATAAATATAAGATTATCCGTGAGTGGAGATATAGGGGCGGTAATAAGCAAGCCGAAGTAAGCCCAAGTATGATGGCTGAATATGGAAGTGGTAAATATGCGGTAGACGGACACAGGGGAACATTCCCCAACCAAAAACACGCATGGGAAAATGAATGGCATTGGACAACACTTGACAATGTACATCACAAATCGTCAGGTGAACAACCACTAAGACCGATGTACTTAGCATATACAAAGCTAAATGATTCAGGAACGGTATTAGAAGTGGCAAAGAGGGTATTTAGCGGCTGATTTGACAGCCGGAAGGTGAGGTTAAGGCACTCACCAAAACTGAAAAGGCATCAAAAGATGAATGAAACTTGGTATGCAGATATAGAGAGTAAGATATTTACAATCGTCAAAACACGTATGACAAAGAAGTATAAAGAGAAATATCCTACTATCAATTTTGAAAGTGTGGATATGAACAGAGTTCCCACTAAAAGCCCTACGATCTATTTACACGAAATTGGAAATCCTGAAATGGCAAATGACCTTGAAAATATCACGGTCAATATGGTGCGTGAAAACATAGAGATTGAGGTATATAGCCTAAAAGACAAATCAGAATGTCATAAGGTATCGGCGTATGCAAGGGCAGAAATGAAAGCATTAGGGTTCTCTATTATTCAACAATCGCCACCTATGAAAGATGATGATTGGTGGCGGTGTATTATGAGATTTTCCCGACCTGTGGGGTCGGGTGATGTATTGAAGTAGTCAAGTGTAAGACTTGTTAATCGAAAACAATCGGTGTATAATTAGGTTAGGCAAATAAAGGAGCGTAACCTATGAATACATTGATAGATTTGACAGGTCAAAGGTTCGGCAAGTTGTTAGTTGTGGAGAAAGACAAACCCTATTTAAGCCCTAAAGGGAAGTATGTAACTATGTGGAAGTGTAAATGTGACTGTGGAAACGAAACTACGGTTGCAACACAAAAACTACGAAAAGGGCATACAACCTCTTGCGGGTGTGAGAAACACAACAATATGGGTAGACCGAGCCAAGTGGAAAATCTTATAGGTCAGAAGTTTGGCAGACTTACGGTTATTAGAAGTCTTTCAATGAAAGAACGTAAATGTAAAACGTTCAAGTGGCTATGCAAGTGTGATTGCGGAAATGAAACCACAACATCTACTCAAAAATTGATGAATGGAGATCAAGTTTCTTGCGGTTGCCAAAAGAAAGAGAGAGTCGGACAGTTAAATCGAAAATACAAATGCACTAATAAGCATCTTTATGGTGTCTATAAAGCTATGATAAATCGGTGCGTTAATAAAAAAGACCCGTCATATCACAATTATGGTGGACGGGGTATTAAAGTATATGACGAATGGCTTAACGATTTTGACACTTTCGCAGATTGGGCGTTATCAAGTGGCTATGTACTTGATGCTCCACAAGGACAATACACATTAGATCGCAAAGATAACAATAAGGATTACTCACCTGATAATTGTCGTTGGGCATCAATGAGTGTACAACAAAACAACAAGCGTACTTGCCGTTATATAGAATATAGTGGTGAAACTCATACTATTGCAGAATGGGCGAGAATATTCGGATATAGATACGGATATTTATATAACCACTTAATCTATATGGGCGAAACACTTGATGAAGTGATAAACAAAAAGTAACTCAAACAACAAAATAAATGCCAAGTAAAAGGACGCAGAAATGCGTCTTTTTATTATGCAAAAAGAAAGCGAGGTAATGAAATGGCAAAAGGCATTAACTTATCGACCATAGGCTAAGGATAAATCACGTATTCAATGCGAAGTGATTTGTTATACCGTCCGTGATGAACCTACCAAGTATATCACGGAGTATAAGAACGGAAATAAGCTGGAACACGGTTTGCAACCGCAATCAGAGAGTTAAGGCTTGGTGTAACGCCCAAGTCAACCGCAACGCATAGGGAGTGAAACTTTAGTTGAGATACTAAAGAATATAATCTCCCCAAGAGTCCGTTCTAACGGGTAGGATAAACCGCAGAGGTTTATGTTAAATAGATATGCTGGGCTACGTTGTAATGGCGTAGAAGTAAGGATAAAAAGCCTTACGATAACAACACGGTCAAGTTTGGATGGGCGGTTGGCACAGATGCGACAACTCGTCCTACGTCATTCACGCAAATAAGGGATTGCGTGGCTATCGCAGGTATCGCTCTTTCAGCAGATACGATAGACGTTACACCCCTTGAAAATCATTTCAGAGAGTACGTTGAGGGCATTAAGGATACAGGTGGAACGTGGGATATCACATTCAACTTCAACTCTGTATCTGTTGCTGATTGGGAAACTCTCAGGGCGGCATCACAGGCAGGAACAGCAGATGGCAAGGCAACATGGGCTTGCATTTGGATTCCTAACTTTGCAAAGTCATTCTATGTAAAGTTCACCCCCGGCGAAATTCCTATGCCTGAGTTCTCAGTAGGTTCGGCATTTCAGGGTGCAATATCCTGTACTGTCAACTCTTATGAGGGCTTGCAGACAGCAATCGAGCCGCAGGAGTAAGACAATTCTGAAATTGAAAAGCCACGGTGACTGTAATGGTTGCCGTGGCTATTTTTATGCCAAAGGAGAATGAAAAATGAAGAACGTAACTATCAATAATCACATCTATCCGAACATATACATAGGATTCAATGTAATGTGTAAATGGGCGAAAATGGGAATTGATCTGTCAAGTGCGACAGATAATCCTATGCAAGCGTTCCCTCTTATGCAAGCCTATGTAGCTGAACTTATGAAATCAACACCCGAAAAGGCAGGTGACGAAATAGACGCTCACCTTGCAAATGGCGGTGCTTTTGAAGATATTGCTAATGGACTGACGGAGGCGTTCAGCGAAAGTGGTTTTTTTCAGGCTCTCAGCAAGAGCGAGGAAACGACTCCTACAAAGGACAAAGCGGAAAAGTAATAGATTATTCCAAGATAACGGATTTAGAGTCATATCTAATTGATAATATGCTCCCTGATGCTTTAAGAATGGGAATAGATGAAAGGACTTTTTGGGAATTAACGCCGAGAAAGTTTAAGATTTATTCCAATGCCTACTCTGAGAAATTGAAAGAGAAAGACAGATTTAATTGGCAATTAGGGGCGTATGTAATGCAAGCTGTATCAGTATCCCTTGACCACGCATTTAACGGATATAAAGCGAGAAGTGAATATCCTGAAAAGCCGTTTTGTGAACAAGGTGAGGATGAATACATTGATGCTTCCAACTGGACAGAAGAACAGAAAGAAGAAGCACGAATGAAACTGTTTGGTTATCTTGGAGAATTGCAAGAAACTCACGAACGAGCAGAAAAGCAAAAAGAAGCATTGAAATCGAAATGATTTTATCAGGGCGGTATAGAGTCAAACCTATACCGTCTATTTGCCCCATATAGGGCGGTTAGATATATCCGTGGTAAAATATGCGACTGCAAATGAAAAATGCAACCACGGGGCTGTTAAAGGGGTTGTAGTATGTCGGATTTTTTCTATGTAAATGGAACAGCATTTCCTTATCCCGTTCACGGTATGGAATATATATATAGTGATGCCGTGAATAACGGAAGAAACGCAGAAGCAGTTATGATCGGGGAACGTGTTGGGAGGACGCAATCGAAGCTAAACAACCTTGAATGGAAAATGCTTGATGTGTGGACGGTACACGATATGATAAGGGCTTTTGATGATTTCTTTGTAATAGTCCACTATTGGGATTTACGAGAAGGTGATTGGGTAGACCTAAAGATGTACCCCGGCGATAGAACAGCAATGCCATACTACAGAATGTCAGGCGGTATACCTGACAAGATAGAAAGTTTCAAAGTAAACATTATAGATTGCGGAGTTTTGTAGAATGTATCGGACAAGTAGCGCATACAAAAGTGAAATGAAACAAGACCTAAGAGATAGGTCGTTTTTGTATGTGTATCTTGGTATGGTAAATCAGAAAGCACAAGGGGATGTAGAGATAACGAGCGTGTTAGCTGATTTTGCTATGCCTGATGTGTTTGAAAATTCCAAATTTGAAAGATATTATGCAACCGCAGAAGAAAATCTTGCAACGGCTGATACATATTTCTTTCCTGATGACCCCAACTTATACAAAGTATTAAATCAAGGAGCAGTATCAAAGGATTTATTAGGCTCGATAACATTTACATTTGGTGATGTGATTGAGCGGATAGGCGGTTTAACTATTGATTTTGGGGATATATACCCGACAGAATTTACCGCTACAAACGGACACGATACGCATACCTTTGAAGTTAATACCGCAGGACGTTATATAGCGATAGGAAATTTCCTTAATTCCACTTATATAACGATAACTCCCGTGAGTATGGTAGGTGGACAGGACAGACTAAGAATACATTCAATACTTTTTGGAATAGGCTTTCAGTTTGATAATAATGATTTAATCTCAACTAAAAGAGTGAATCAGATAGATCATCTGTCAAGAGAACTTCCCAAAAGATCATTTGAATTTACGATAAACAACTTAGACCAAAAATGGACAATGGATAATCCTGATTCCTATGCAAGAGCATTGGAAGAAAAACAGGTTGTCCAAGTAACTTATGGTCGTGAGTTGCCCGATGGCTCTATATTCAAGATACCGTCAATGAATATGGCGTTAAATTCTTGGAGTAGTAGCCATACAACCGCAACATTTAAGGCTGTAGGATATATGGATTATTCCACGACTACTTATTACAGTGGCAAGGTGGAAAACAAGACATTATACGAATTAGCCGAAACAATATTACAGGATATGGGTCAGGAAGAATACGCTATTGACCCATTATTAAGGTCTGTAAGGACAAACAACCCATTACCGATAGAAACACATAAATCCTGTTTGCAAATGATAGCAAATGCAGGTAGATGCGTGTTATTCGAGGATAGTAACGGGATAATAACGATAAAATCAGCAATCATTCCTGATTCAGTCGTGACTTGTGAGAACGTAGAAAGCTATTCGGTATTAGACAATATAACGAA